ATGAACGCAAAAAGCGCGCAGAAATGGAGCGTATCCACAATGATGATTGGGACGATGTGGCGCAGATACTCCGCCTGAGTCATGCGCTGATCGCGGTCTTTGAGGATGCGACTGGCACCATCTTCCACCGCGTCATGGAAGGGAGTGAGGGCGCGAAGTTTCGGAATGATCTGGAATACTTGAGGCGCAAGATTGAAACCTATCTCGTCTAACGAGGAGATCGCGGCTACCTCCCGCCCCCGCATCGCGGCCTTGTCCGTCGCGGGGCAGCTCCGCTACTTCGCGCCCCCGCCGCGGCTCAATGTCTCCGCGTGGGCCGACAAATACCGCCAGCTCTCCACGGAAGCCAGCGCGGTCGGCGGTCAATGGCATAGTTTCCCCTGGCAACGCGAGATCATGGACGTCGGCGCCGATCCCAAGTACCGGCGCGTCGTCGCCATGCTGCCGAGCCAGGTGGCTGGCAAAACGGAAATCCTCCTGAATCACATCGGCTTTTCGGTGGACTTGGACCCCTGTCCGATGCTCTTGATCGAGCCGGGGCTGGAAGCCTGCCGGGCGATCAGCAAGGACCGGATCGATCCCATGTTTCGGGATAGTCCGCGGCTGCAAGGCAAGATCCTGGAATCGGCACGCCGGGAAAAAGAGGACACGATCCTCGCCAAGGCGGGCCCCGGCTGGCGGCTGACCTTTGTCGGCGCCAATGCCCCGGCCGGTCTCGCCATGCGGCCGATCCGGAAGTTGTTCATGGATGAGGTCGATCGCTACCCGGTGAGCGCGGGCGGCGAAGGGGAACGGGGCGAAGGCGATCCGGTGAGCCTGGCGGAGAAGCGTACCACGACGTTTCCCAACCGGCTGATTTACCTGACCGGCTCCCCCACCGTGAAGGGCAAGAGCCGGATCGCCAAGGAATACGAGGCCAGCGATCAGCGCCGTTGGCTGGTGCCCTGTCCCCATTGCGAGCACCGGCAGGCGCTCGAGTTCGGCGGCAAGGATCAGCCTTATGGCCTCAAATGGGACCGCGACCCGGACGGCCGACCCCAGGCGGAGACGACGGCCTATCTCTGCGCCGGCTGTGGCGTCCTGATCGACGAGAAGCATAAGGCCGCCATGAACAGCCGCGGCTCATGGGTCGCCGCCTTCCCTGGCCGCGATATCGCCGGCTTCCAGATGACGGCCCTCCCCGCCCTAACCCTTTCATGGGCTCAGATCGTCCGTGAGTGGTATGAGGCGCAAGGCCAGGGCGAGGAAATCAAGGTGTTTCTCAATACCCGGTTGGCACAGTGTTGGGAGCCGCCGGGTGAGACGATGGACCCGGACGCGATCAGCCGGGAACCGCTGGCGACGGACGCGGAAGGCTATCCGCTGATTCCGGCCGGTTACACGATGTTGACGCTCGGCGTCGATGTGCAGGGCGACCGGCTCGAGGTGCTGGCGACGGCCTGGGGCGTAGGCGAGGAGGCGTTCCACCTGGGCAACTGGCGACTCACGGGCGATCCGGTCAAACCGGAGGTCTGGGGCGCGCTGGAAACGATGCGGACCCGCGCCTGGCAGACCGCAGCCGGCACCATTCGCGTCCGGATGACCGCCATCGACTCCGGCGACAACACGGCGGCCGTCACGAATTACGTCCGGCCGCGGGAACGGGCTGGCGTTATGGCGACCAAGGGCGCCTCCGGCTACGGGGCCCAACTCCTGACCCGGCCGAGCAAGCGGTCTACCAAGCACCGGACGCTGATCTGGATGATCGGCACGATTGCCGCCAAGGACGTGATCTTCGGCCGGCTCAAGCGGGTGGCCCATCCGGGGCCCGGCTTCCAACACTTCTCGACCCAGATCGATCTCGCGTTCCTGGCCCAATACGGCGCCGAGCGGGTGGTCACGCACCGCCACGCCGGCCAGCTCGTCCGGCTCTATGAACAGATCGGTAGCCAGCGCAACGAGGCGATCGACCTCACGGTCCTGACCCTGGTCGCGCTCTACGCCCTCGGTGATCCGGTGCGCCGGAGCCTGGGTCGTGTGTCAAAAGGACCCAAGCCGACCGAGCCGGAGGTCGCCCTGGTGGCCGCCACGGCGGAAGTGTTTCCCGTGCAACCAGCGAAACGGGCCAAAATGTCCCGGCAACGCGGCTGGGTGGGCGGCTGGCGATAGGCTGAGTGTGTCATTTTGACTTGACAAAGTGACACAGGTGGGCAATTATGTCCTTCCATGGCCCCCTCCACCGTTCCAGTTGGAGAACCGTCAGCTATTCAGGCTGGCGATACGGTCATCTTCGATACTCACGCCTTCACCGACCCCAGTTACGGCGCCTTTAGCAGTGATGCCGGCTGGATTCTGACCTATGATTGGGCCTCCCCCACCTTCCGCCTGACTTCGGCCGCCGCTAGCCAGGGCTCCGGCTGGCGGACCACAGTCACCGGCACCGAGACCGACAAGCTCAAGAGCGGAACCAAGGCCGAGACGCTGACCTGGGCCGGCTCCTTTACGCTCTCGAGCCAGAAGTTCACGCTGCGCCGCGGCACCGCGACGCTGACGCCTAACCTCACGACCGCCGATAGTTTCGTTGCCCATGCCCAGCAGGCGTTGAGCCTGATCGAGTCGGCCATCCTGGGCCGGATTCCGAGCGGCATGGAATCGTATCAGATCCAGGGCCGGGCGCTGGTCAAGATCCCGCTCCGCGACCTGATGGACCTCCGGAACTATTACCGCGCCGAACTCCGGTCCGCCCGCTGGGGCGGCAACGGCACCTTGCAGGTCGTGTTCAATCCTCCCGCGCCTATCGCCGTGCCGTTCGGTCAGTGGCAGCCGTGAGGCTGCTCGAGCGGGCCCTGGCGCGGTTCGGCTTCGTTCCCGCGGCGAAGTCGGGTAAACGCGCCGTCTATGCCGGGGCCCAACAGAATCGGTTGACCCAGGACTGGTTCGCCCAATGGATGAGCGCCCGGCAGGAACTCCGCTATGAGCTGCGGATCCTCCGGATGCGGTCCCGCGAACTCTGTCGCAATAATCCCTATGCCCGCCGCTTTCTCAACCTCCTCGCGCAGAACGTGGTCGGCCCCGATGGGATCGACTGCGAGCCAGACAACGAAACGGCTAGCGGCAAACCTTACGCTGACCTGAACGAGCGGATCGAGGCGGCCTGGGACCTCTGGGGCTGCGCCCCCACTTGCACGGTGGACGGGCTCCTCGGTTGGAACGAACTCTGCGGGACCGTCATTCAGACGGTGGCGCGGGACGGCGAGTGCTTCCTGAGAAAAGTCAAATACGCCGCCAACCCATTTGGCTACAGCCTGCAATTGCTCGACGCCGACCAATTCGACGAATCCTATGAGCGCGCCCCGAGTCCCGGTCAGAACGGGATCAACATGGGCGTCGAATATGACGTCTGGGGCCGGCCGGTCGGCTACTGGATGTGGACGACGCATCCGGCTGACACGCTCGGGGCCGGAACCCGCAAGCGCGTCTTTATCCCGGCCGCCGAGATGTTCCACCTCTTTGTGCCCCAGCGGCCCGGCCAGTTGCGCGGCGTCCCCTGGCTCGCGCCGTCGATGTTTTCCCTCAAGCTGCTGGAGGGCTACTTCGATGCCGAGATCACGGCCGCCCGTACTGCTGCGGCGAAAATGGGCTGGATTCAGCAGAGTCCGGACGGGCCTGGGGCCGATCCGCTGGATGACGCGCAGAAGGATCAGACGCTCGACGCAGCGCCGGGCGTTATCGAGCGCCTGGGCTTTGGCGAGACGTTCGTCGGCTGGGACCCGACGCATCCGTCCGGCAATTTCGGCCCGTTCGTTTCCGTCGTTCTCCATCAGGTTGCCAGCGGCTTCAACGTCTCGCACGCCGCGCTGACCACGGACTTGAACGGCGTCAGCTTCTCCTCGATCCGCTCCGGCACCCTGGATGAGCGGGACGGCTACCGGATGCATCAGCAGTGGCTCATCCGGCGGCTCTGCGATCCGGTCTATGCCGATTGGCTCCCAATGGCGCAACTAGCCGGCGCGATCCGGCTCCCGAGTGAGGACGTGAGCAAGTGGCAGGCCCGCTATTGGGAGCCCCGCGGCTGGGAGTGGGTCGATCCCAAGGCGGACAGCCAGGCGGATCTCGCCAACATTGCGGGCGGCGTTGAGACGCGGACTGAAGTCTGCGCCCGCCGCGGTAAGAACTGGTTCGAGGATGTGGCGATGGTGCTCAAGAAAGAACAGGACCAGGCCACGGAACTCGGCCTCACGTTCGTGACCGACGTCCCTGGCGCGCAGCCCGCCCCGCCCGAAGGCGACGGCACGCCGCCCGCCGATACCTCGACACCGCCCGCCCGCCAGTTGCGGGTCAGCTAACCGGAAAGGAATCCCATGACGCGGACGTATTTCCGGAATGGCCCCTTTGGGGAGCCGCCCGCCTCGAGCCTCACGGCGCTGACCGCGACCACGATCGAGGACCTCTGGCCCGGTGCCACCTGGACGCCGATTGCGGCCGATGAGCCAAGGGTCGGCAAGATCTACTCGATCCGCGCCGGCGGCACGATATCCCTGACGGGCGGGACGGCCATCGTTACGCCGCAATGGGGCCCAGCCGGCACAACGCTCGGCGTGAGCCTCACGGTCGGCACGGCGACGGCGACAATCGCCGCTTGGTATCTGGCCTTCGATCTGGTGTTCCGGACCATTGGCCCGGCGGGCACCTGCCTCGGAACCGGCTACATGATGTTCAACGGCGGCGTGGTCTCCGGGACGGCGAATCCCAACCTGATCGTATTCGGGGGGACGCTAGCGACGGTCGATACCACGATCGCCGGCAACGTCACCATTCGGAAAACGCTGTCGGCCACCAATTCCGTCATCACTCAATGGATCAACATCGTGGACGGGAACTGACTATGCCCGAACATCCGAAAGAGCTGCCGGTCCTCCACCGGGCCCTCACCGTGGAGCGGGACGCGCTCTCAGCGCGAGCCGAGGGCGACGGTCGGATTCCGGTCGCGCTCAGTTCCGAGGCGCCGGTCGAACGCTGGTTCGGCTCGGAGATCCTGGACCATGGGCCCGGCGCCATCGACATGAGTCGGGCAAAGCAGGGGCTCCCGCTGCTCGACGGCCACGACAACATGCGCCAGATCGGCCGGATCGAGGATCTGGCGGTCGGTGCCGACCGCAAGCTCCGGGGCATGCTTCGGATGGGCAACCATCCGGACGCCGACTGGATCCGGAAGGATATCGAGGCCGGTATCCGGTCCGACATGAGTATCGGCTACCAGATTGACACGCTGGTCCTCGAGCGGGCCGACGACAAGGAAGGCAACACCTACCGCGCAACCCGCTGGACGCCGCTCGAAGGCTCGAGCGTTTCGATTCCGGCTGACGTGACTGTTGGCGTGGGGCGTGACCGTGACGGGGCGGCGCGTGCCATTACTCTTATCGTCCCCGAACCCCTAGCGGCCCCCGAGGTCGAGAAGGA